AAAAAAATTATAGAATGAACCTTTCACAAAATTTCACTCTTCAAGAGTTAATCAAATCAGATACAGCTATACGTAAGGGTATAGATAATAATCCTAATGGTGATCAAGTTGAGAAACTAAAAGCATTATGTGAAAATGTATTGCAACCGGTCAGAGATCATTTTGGTAGAGTTAAGGTGACTAGCGGATATCGTAGCGAAGAGTTATGTGAAGCAATCGGTAGCTCAAAAAAATCGCAGCATGCAAAAGCTGAGGCGGTTGATTTCGAATGTATAGGAGTTGACAATGCTGAGGTAGCTGATTGGGTCCATATGAACTGTGAAACAGATCAATTGATTCTCGAGTTCTACACTCCAGGAGAACCTAACTCGGGATGGATACATGCAAGTTACATACCTTATCAACCAAGAAGACAGTTTATGCGTGCTTACAGAGAAGATAAAAGAGTTAAATACAAACCAATAATAGGAAAGGCAAAAGATCTAGTATGAGTATAATAGACAAGAAAGCAATAGCAGCATTTAAAAATATAGATACAGTACATGGGCACTGTGAAGAGTGTCAGGAAGAATCAATCTTAGTTGCAATTGTTTCAGAATTTTATAGATGTACTAATTGTGGTCATGATACTAAACAACATATTAATGGCAGAATTAGATATTTGAAATTAGATGACACAGATAAAAAATGGATAAAGGAGAACTATATAAAATGATAGATAAAAAAGAAAAAAAGATTTTAAAAAAACATAAAAAACATCATACTGCAAAGCATATGAAACAAATGAAAAAAGATATGAAAAAAGGAATGTCCTTTTCAAAAAGTCATTCAAAAGCCATGAGAAAAGTTGGTAAGTAGTGGCTAGAAAATTTAAATCATTTGAGACAAGGGATAAACCTAAGAAAAGAGGAAGTCGCCAACACAAGAAATCATTAAATAAAAATGAAAAGCGACAAAAACGCACACGTCGTTACAAGGGTCAAGGTAAAGGTTGACAAATATCCTATAGTATCCTATTATTACATTAGAAAGAAATAAAGGAGAAAAAAATGAATAGACCAAAAAGAGACAAAGAGCATATAGCAATACGTAAAAAAAATAACTTTGAAGATCGTTATGCTAAAGGCATACACTTTGATATTAGATCAAAGGGGTGTTGTTTTATAACAATGCAAACTCATGCAGGTCCATTGGAAGTTTATATAGACTCTATGGATGGATTGGATGATGCACCACACGTTAGTGCAAGAATACCAGGTAGAAAAGTTAAAGACGTGTTTGTAAAATAATTAAACAGCTTTTTCAGGAGCTTTTGGCTCCTCTACCTTCTCGCACATAAATTTAGGGTATAATTCAGCAGTGTTTACTACATCTGAAGTAAAATGCTCACCATCAAATAATATTGAATAAGACTCACCTAATCCTTTTTGTACACACTCATAGTGTGTTTTATAAAACCTATCGTAGTCATGATCTTTAACTGGCACTTCAGCACAGTTTTGATTAATCACTGAACAAATATAAATTGTTAAAAAAAATTTCATTGACATCCTTTGAAAATTATATAAAATCCTGTCTATATTAAAAATATAAATCTAAGAAAGGATACAGTAATGACTGATATAAGTAAATATAAATCTGTGGCTTTATCACATTCTAGTTGTGATAAACTAGATAAAGTTAGGAAAGTAATTGTTCCAAATATTATCATTTCTAGAGCTAAAGCTTTAGACATATTAATCAATGAAAAAGCAAAAAGGTTAAATGGAAAACTTAAAAACGTTTAGTCTTTTTGAAAAAAAAGATCCAGTGAGAAATCTCTGGAGAAATGTTCTAATTGTTGCAATAGAAGATCTAGTTAAAAAAGCTACTGTAGCAGCTAAGTTTAGTCAATACTATGCTCATTCAAATAAGTCTGCGTTAGAATATTTTTTAATACCTAATGAGGATTTTAATCTTATTTGTGAATACTCTGGTTTTGATCCTGAAATGGTTAGAAATAAAATAATTAAAAAACTAAAAGAAATAAAGTTAACGAAAGGTAGAAATGGAAAAAATTATTTGTCAAAGATGCCAAGGAAATGGGTACATAAAAGTAAAACACTCAGTAGACAATCCAGTAGACACAATTCAACAGTGTCCACTTTGTAATTCGCAGGGGGAAATAATGAGTAAAAATATTTTTGAGGAAACAAGAAAAGCTTATAGGGAAAATACTGAAAGATTAATTTTAGAAACTGAATTAGTTAGAAAGTTAAATGGAGTCATTAAAAAATTAAATGATGAAGTAGATACTTTAAATAGAAAAAATGAAAATCTAAATGATGCACTTGGTATGTTAACTAAGCAGAAAGAATATTTACAATCTAAATTAAGAGAGAAGGGAGGAGTAATAAATGAGAAGAGCAATGTTGGAAGCACTCGAGAAGAAGTACGAGGCTGATATAGCGTCAGCTGATGCAACTATACAGATTTATTTAAATAACTCTGTTGGTATTGGTGAACACCCTCAACACATTGAAGAGATTGATAAGCAATTATCTAAAATAGTTGAAGCGGAAGAAAAACAAAATGCACTGCAAGCTTTTAAATTATAATGAGAAACCATTTATCTTTAAGAAGACAATTAAAAGAAAAAATATTGTTAGTTAGAAATAATTTTTCGAGTTGGAGTATTAAAGATATTGCTAAACAAGTAGGGTGCTCTAAATCTACTGCTCATTATCATTTAAATAAAGAAAGTTTAAATAAAATAAAAATAAAACTTTGTAGAAAAACTTTTAGAAAACTGCATCGTTTTTGTTACAACACAAGTAGAATAAAAAAAGAAAGGAAAATAAATGAAGCAAGACTACTTAGAAAAGCATTTAGAAGTTATTTATATGGAAGAAATAGAAAAAATAAATATCAGGAAGGTAAAATGGAATTAAAACACGCACCAAAAATATTTCAATTGTTAAATAAAATATGGCCTGGAATAAAACAAGAGAATGATTGTTTTCAAGCTGTTAATCAATGGACTGGTAAACTAGATTTTTACGATGACGGTACACCTATTATGACTCCATACGTTAGATGTAAACTAACTAATAAAGTAATAGATGTTAAAAGTGGTGATACACACGCAGACCATGTTGATGGAGATAGAACAAATAATTCTATAGAAAATTTTTCTGCAGTTGTCAGTTGGTCCAATCAAATGAAAGCCGAATCACCGGGTTACTATGAAATGGCTGATAGGATGATTACTATTTTAAATAATGTTAGAAAACATAATAAAAATATCGATGAATTAATAAAAAATAAATTACAGGATAAAAATTAATGGCTGATTTATATAGAAAAATGTATGCAGAACGCTACAAACAAATATCTCTACCTAATGAAGCTTCTGATAAATTAAAAACTTTATCTAAAAATTTTAATTATGGTAAAAAATTAAAAAGAGCTAAGACCATTGAAGCCATGGCCTGGCAGTATAATATTATAAAAGAATCTAATAGAGCTATAGTTTATAGAGATGGTAGATTTGAAGTAATAGAAAGTATTAATAATTAAATGATATTAAGAAAAGGCATACACGAAAGTAAAAAAAATAATAAAGTTATTATGAATAATATATTTGCTAATCAACACAAATATAGTTTTCCTTATTTTGCTGGTTGGGCTGATGGGGATGGTTGTTTTAAAACAAAAAATAAACATAAATTATGTTATGCTCTTTTAATATTAAATGAAGAACCTGTATTTCAATTAAGTAATTTATATAAAAGCTCAGTTACTTTAAGTACTCCAGAAAAAAGAGAATGGATAAAGACATCGGGTGAAAGAAAACAAACTAGTTTAGCCGGACAACGCCTTATTCATTTTTGTAAAAGTGTTGCTCCTTTTTTAATAGAAAAACAAATTAAGGCTTTAGAAATTTTAAAAATAAAAAATATTGAAAATTATAATTGCAGTTTTATGAAACATGATAAAAAACAATTTACAGAATATCTTGCAGGTTTTTTAGAAGCTGAAGGACATTTCAGATATAGTCAAAAATATAAACAATATGGTATCAAGGTCAGTAATTATAATGAAACTGTAATTAAATTTATTAAAGATAATTTAAAAAATTTTTATAATATTGAAATTAATTATTGTAAAACTGAAAATTCAAAAATGACTCAAGGACCTAATGGTAAAAAAGGTGAGGTATATACTCCTAGCCAAAAATATATTTATAGTTTAATAATGGGAGGTCAAAAATCTAGACCTATTTTGAAAAAAATATTACCATTCATGACTATTGATTATAAAATCAATTCTGCAAATAAAATAATAAATCATAAATATAGAGGTGAAAATATAACTAATGACTAAATGGACTTTTAAAAAATTTGATTACCCTACTTCAACTAGAGCCATGGTGAATGGAGAAAGAGTATATTCAATTGGTAATGAAAAATTACCTTCGGTTACAACTATACTTCAAGCGACTCAATCGGAAGAAAAAAAGAGAGTACTTGAAAATTGGAAGAACCGAGTAGGAGCTGAAGCTGCAGATAAAATTAGAGATGGTGCTGCGGAAAGAGGGTCAGTGCTTCACCGTATAGTTGAAAATTATATAATGGATACCAAGCATTTAGATCTAACTGAGTTAGGTGAGACTGCTCATAAAATGGCTGATATTCTAATAGAGAGCGCTTTACAGAGCCGTTTAACTGAAGTGTGGGGTGTAGAGCCATATTTAGCTTATAAGGGTCTATGGGCCGGCCAGACGGATTTGATAGGTATTCATGATGGAAAGCTTACTGTGTGTGATCATAAAAATTCAAATAAACCCAAGAGGAAAGACTGGTTACACGATTCTTATAGAATACAACTTGCAGCATATGCTATGGCATTTGAAGACATGTTTGGTGAGCCTATTAATAGAGGTGTTAATTTTATTGTTACAAAAGACATGTACTACCAAGAATTTTCTTGGGAAGGTGAAGAGTTTAGACAGGCTAAATATGATTGGTTAAGACATGTTGACCAATATTATGAGAAAATGGCTAAAACAAGGCATAAATAAGGCATCATGGCTTCAGGAATCTTGAATTATATAGGTATATATGCGGACCTAAGAAAATCTAATCGGTCCTACTCGGTTCAGGGTTCAAGCATCCGGGTTCAGGGGTCATGTTCCCATAATAGATATTTTTACTGATTTGTTTTTTTATTTTTTAAAAAAAAAAAATGCTGGAACATTGGAACATTGCAATTGAGTAGTCTAGAAGTGTTGGTAATAGCAAATAGTAAACGATTTTTATGTTCTAGAGTGGTTGGAACATGAAGAACATTAATGATATCAATGGTTTAGGAGTTGTTGTAGTAAAAAAAGATAGTATTATCAATACTTTTATAATCCCTACGCGAAGGAACAAAATTCATTTAATTCAATGAAATGTAAATCAGTAAAAAATATGCTATAGGAAAATATGATCCATAAAAAATCCAAGTACAGAAATGTTATTATTAATAAAAAACGATATTACTTTTATAAAATAACATGGCTGGATATTTTAGGTGACAGCGGGCACGCTGATAACAATGAATTTATGGATATGAAACCTGCAGTAATGATTACTAATGCATATGTGTTTCACAATGACTTTAAGGTTTTAAGAACGTTTGCTAGCTACGATGCTAACTCAGAATGTTTTAGTGATCGTAATGTATTTCCCAAAGGATGTGTTAAAAAAATGGAAAAGATATTAATCTGATGATTTATTTGTTTTTTGGGTTTCTTTGTGTGTTACTTTGTCTTTTAACTCTTCAAATTCTACACCTTCTAATATTGGCGAATAATCGTCTATTATCTGTTTCATTCTTGTTTCTAATTCTTCTGTTGATAAGTCTTCTAACTTACCGGTTCGGATTATCTTTTGCTCTATGTAGAGACCTGCAGCTTTACCACGTGCAACTTCAGCATTAACTGCAGCTGACCAAGCTTTTTTATCCCTAGCTTCATTTCTTAATTTAGCTAACTCTGCAATATGATTTCCAAATGTGACTTCAAATTGTTTTTGCCATTCTTCTCTAAGCTCACCTATGTATTGCACTACTAATGGAAATAATTTTGGATTTTGTAATTTACTTGCAGCCTGTCTAGCTGAGTCTTTTGCATAACCGGCTTCAATTGCACAAGCTGTAGCTGTCATTCTACCTTGTTCAGATATTAGTAGATTTGCAAATTTAATTTGTTGTTCAGTTAGTCTTTTTGGTACGCCCATTTAATTTTTCCATTTCTAAATTATCTGATTGAATATTAGCTTGTTCTTCTTTTTCTTGTTGTTCATACATTTTTTTCTCTTCTTCATAACCTTCCATCATGGCTTCATGTAGTGTTTTTTCTTTTTTATGAAAAATTCTATTAAAATTTTTTCTGTAATTATCATCTGATGGTCTTGATCTACCATCCCATTTTTCTTTTTTTGTAGTCATTATGTCGCAATCTCCTCTCTTGATTTTTAACACAACAATGGTAATATATCAATAGTTGTTAGGTCAAATTATTTAACTATGTATTTTGGTTTACCTAATTTCTTTGTTGTTTTGTTTTTACGTGGGGCGTTGGCTTACGAAATTCCTGGGAGATAACCATTGGAATAGATACTGAGCGCTCCATGTTTTAAATTTAGAATTTATGTTAAGTGGAAAAGCATTAAGACAGATCTTAGACAAGATGTTAAAATCACCTGTAGCTCAAGAAGCTAGAGTTCAAGTCCGTTTTCCTGATGGACAACATTTCGATATTACTTCTTTACAATTAATGGAAAATAAATTATTGGGAGCTAGAGAAACTCATCGACTAGTCTTAACAGTCAAAGCAGAAACATGGAATATGGGTCAAGTTTTGAACACAATTGGGTAGCATGTTAGTTTGAAACACGAGACCAAATTTTATGTAAATGTT